CATCAGTTAGGGGGGGAGGTAATGAGGATGAGGAGAAGGCTATTTTGGGTTTGAACGAGAACCTCTTGTCGACTCCAGTTGTTGTTAAACAGGATCGTTTCCATCGATTTAATTATCGGATTTATCGTAATCTCGGTTGGTTTGCAAGGATAGAGTTTAAGAGTGTTAGGTTTGTTGTTAAGAATAAGATCAGTGATTATGTTTACAATAAGTGGTTGATGAAGGAATTATATGATGAGCTGTATTTTCAATCCCCCTGTTGCAAATTAGCAACTTACATCCTACTATAAGAGCGACAAAGGCGGTTCATTGGTTTCGTGCCCATATTAGAGACAAATGCCCCCTCAAAAATGTATTAATTATATATCAACACACAAAGGTCAATCTGGCCTTTGAATCGCCTTTTAAAAAAGTATCTAAGATTGGCCATGAATCCAAGATTGGTCCTAATTTATTACCTATACATTCACACATCAAATTATCAAATACTAACACTAGTGTCAGAAATAAATTAATTTTTATCAAGAATAGGACTCGACCTGAGGATGAGTATGCCAAGTTGATAGGTGTGGGTACTAATGATGTTGTTTTTACAAGTCATAATTATTCCCCGCTAGATTATTACATGTCGTATTGTAAGCGAATATGTCCGAGATTAAAAGATGCACCGGAATCATTCTTTCCTAAGATGAAAGTTTATGTTGATGCTTGGCTTAGAGAAAATCTTGTACCACTTCCTTATATACCCGATACTAAGGACTTGCATTTGAAATGGATCCGTGATGAGGCGCGTTATACTGTTGCTAGACAGAAGCAATTGGAAAAGGCGCTTGATAGTATTTATGAGACACCCATTTATGAGCGAGATTATGTCTGCAAAGGTTTTGCTAAAAAAGAATTCTTTGAAGAGGAGAAGCTTACAAGATATATTTGTTCTAGATCTGACCGTTTTAAAGTTGCAGTAGCCCCCTATATTAAAGCAATTGAACATGAGTTCTTCTCGCTACCTTACTTCGTGAAAGGGGAGAGCTTGTTAAATCTTGGGACGAAATTTGAACGTCTTTTGGGTTTTCCTTATTATATACAAACTGATTATAGTTCATTTGAATCGTCGTTTAAACCCGAATATATGGATGTGGTTGAGTGTGAGTTGTTTCGTTATATGTTGCAGAATAACAAAGAGATATTAGACCTGGTTATGGGTGTGTATTATCAGAGGTTGAAAAATGGGGAATATCAATATAGAATTAACGAGGTGCGAAATAAAAATTTTCGATTTTATGTTCAGGGGTCGAGAATGTCAGGAGAAATGTGGACATCGTTGGCCAATTCATTTTCCAATTTACTAAATATGTTCTTTATTTGCGATCAAAAAGGAATGCGTCGTATGGACATAGATGGTTTAATTGAAGGTGATGATGGTTTGTTTGGATTAACATCTAATGACTTAACTGCAGAGGATTTTGAAAATATCGGCTTTAAGGTGAAGATGAAGATTGTTAAGAGTATTGAAGAAACTAGTTTTTGTAGTTGTTATTATAATTTGTCCACAAAACATATTTTACTAAATCCTGAAACGTTGGTGCGATTGTTTTGGACCTTCGAAAAGAAATATTTTAACAATTTTAGGCCGTTGTTGAATTGGAAGGCGAAGAGTGCTTTTGTGATGGGAAAGTTTACACCCATTTTATCTCCAGTTTGTTTGAGACAAATACAAGATAATCCTGACACAGGAGATGATGTTTATGAGGGCAATGGATGGTGGGAGAAGAAGTGGTGTAGTATCATTAAAAACTATTTGTTCGTTCCAGAGGAGATCATGGATGAAGATCGTGTGTTTTACAGTCGTATATTCGGAATCACGCTTAACGAACAATTTTCAATGGAGTCAATAGCTACCACGTCCGAGAAGCCATTTTATCCAGTTAGGTTCTTACCGGACGTGGACAACACTATAGCGTTGCGCTTCTAAAGTTGTAGATTACGACCACAACCGGG